TCATAATCCGTGCCTTGATATTTATAAAGCAAATAATTAAGGAACTCCATATCGCTTTTTAGCTTAACGCGGGTCATCTTATCCCCTGTATATGTTCCAAATATCGCAAATTAGCGACACGTTGTTGCTTCATGTTTCTCGCAGGTACAAGTGCACGATTAATTGCGTCATACCGAGCGCCAATTGTTTGGGTAATTTTTTCTTCTTTCGTAACTTTGCGTTCTTGGTATTGCCTAGAGATAGGCGCAAACTCATCGGGTTGGTCGCCTATACTGAACTTTGCGTGTGGCCTTAACTTTGGCGATTTTTCCCAACCCGAAACGTAAATAATTCGATTTCTGCGTAACGTTGCAACGGTTGCGTTAATCGCCCTTACCAAAACGTTTGGTAAATGCTCTGCAATGTCTTGCCTAGTAACTGTTTTCTTAACCATCAACAGTTGCAAAATATTTTTTGCGGTTGAATTTTCTTTATCTAAGTAATCTTGTATCGTAGTCATGTCATTACCCTCGTTATCCATGCGTCTATATGTTCATGTGTCCACAGTACTGCGTGGCGTTGATTTAGTTCTTCAAGCTGTTGCAAAAACATTTTTTGTAACTCAGACAACTTACCTCCTTTAGTCTTTAGTTCCACAAACCACGTACCGCCGTTGGGCAAGCAAGCTATCCTATCTGCTACCCCACGTTGTGCTGGCGATTTAAACTTCCAAGTCTTACCGCCATGCATCTCTACTACCCAACAAAAATATTTCTCAATTTCGCTTTCGCTAATTTTTTTCATTATAACCTTGTTAAAAAGTTTTGCACAACATTTTTCTGCGGTATTGCCTAGCGTTTTCTGCGTTAAAAATTATGGTTACGTTTTCTGGGCTGTAAGGGCCTTCGTCATTGTCTCTTGCCATGCAATAGCCAGCGCCGCGCCCGCGTTCGCACCATTTGCCCGATGTTTGCCATTTAGCCCACCAGGTTGAAAAAGTAAAATTCCAACCAACCCCACGTCGGTCTGCGTTTTTTTGCTGCACTCTATATCTTTTAAATGGCGATGATGGAACTTCGCTAGTGCCGTACTTGTCGCGTATATCAATGTAATCTTCTACGCTTAACCCCCATGATTGAGCCGCCGCCTCAACCATGCTTCGTCGCGTTACCTTTGGTTTAGTAATCTTTTTAGGCTTATCGACGCCGCGCAACCAATAACCTACCGCTGCATGAGTCACGCCAAATTCTTGCGCGATTTCGCGAAGTGACCACCCTTGCAATCTTAATTCTTTCGCTTTTTCTCTTTTTTCTAGCTGTTCTATTAAAGTGCCTGCCATGTCAAATTCCTAATTTGTTGGTTAAAACAAATTTATCTTACATTAGTAAAAAAAAATTTTCAACCTATTGCACATAAATAATTTTTGACGTAATATTAAATCTCAAACAATAAACTGGAGTTTACTCAAATGTTAGATATTCAACTTAAACAAATCACCCAATGGTCGCAGATGCTAGACAAGTGGGACGTACCTTACAAGATCATGCTGCCAGATGGAAAGGAATTTGGTGCGCTTGAAGTTGTTACCAAGAAAAACCGCGCTCGCGCAGTAAGATCGTATCCTTTTGGGTCAGTAAAAAATCATTTTTTACCTTTTCTTAACAAATTACACCCCGGCGAAGTAACCGTTGTTCCAGCCGGTGAGTTTGATTTGGAAGTGTTGCGTGGTTCGCTTGCTAGTTGGGCGTGCAAAGAATGGGGCAACAAGTCCCACACCACCTACATCAACAGAAAAACCCAAACAGTAGAAATACTGCGTTTGTCATAAGGAACACAAAATGCTTCACTCATCAATTGTCGGCGGTTCAACCGCCTCCCGTGTCATCAACTGCCCAGGCTCTGTTGCGCTTGTGGCCAAGATGCCACCCAAGCCATCATCAACCTACGCTGACGAAGGCACACTCTTGCATGACGCTATCGCGCTAATCTTCGCCGGCAAAGAAACACAACAATCTGTTATTGGTATGAAGTACGAAGGTATCGAGCTTACCCAAGAATTGTTTGACGAAAAGTTAGCGCCTGCACTTGCTGCGCTTGAAGAAATTGACCCAAACAATGAAATGGAATTCTTGGTTGAAACGAAAGTATCGTTTGGCGACTTAATACCGGGCGCGTTTGGTTCTACTGATCTTATGGGGCGCTTGGGTGACCGTGCCATTGTCTTGGATTGGAAGTTTGGTTCAGGCGTTGCTGTAAGCGCTGAGAACAACTACCAAGGTATGTACTACGCAGCCGCTGCCATGCGAACGCTCGGCTGTGACTGGGTGTTTCGTGACGCTAAAGAAATCGAGATCATCATTGTGCAACCCCCAATGGTTAAACGTTGGGTGACAACGTTTGATCGCATTAAAGAATTCGAGCGCGAGTTAGTGTTAGCCGTTAAGAAGTCGGCTGATGTTGACGCACCGCTTAACATGGGTTCGCATTGCCGTTGGTGTGCAGCTAAACCTACCTGCCCACAGATGACTGGCGCTGTTGATCGTGTCGTTAAAAGTCAAATGCAAAACATTGACGCCGCTAATCTGTCGCGTTACCTTGAGCAAGCCGACTTGGTAGAACAATGGGTATCAGACGTTCGCGCATTAGCGTTTGACTTGTTAGAGAAAGATACGCCTGTGCCTGGTTACAAGTTGGTAGCCAAGCGCGGTGCACGTCAATGGGTAGATGAAAATAAAGTAGAGAGTGAATTAAAAAGTTTTATAGAATCTGATTTAATGTATACTAAAAAAATAATATCGCCTGCTCAAGCAGAAAAAATACTTAAGAAGGCGAAGCTAGAATTACCTGAAGGGCTTACAGTATCGGTGTCTTCGGGTAGTACCTTGGCGAGGGATTCTGATCCCAGGCCTGCAATCGTGAATATCGGTAAACAACTTACCGATGCGCTTATTAAACTTCAATAAAGGAAATTACAATGTCTAATATCGCAACTTTCTCTGGTGCCAACCTCCCTTCAGTTAAATCTTTATCAAGCGCTTTGCGTTCGATGGAAAAAGAAGTCGGTGGTGTTGGTAACGTTATCATCAAGATGGACAAGACAGGCCATTGGGTGTTCGGTGCAGATCAAACTGAAGTTGAGTCTGAAGCAACCTGGGCAGTCAATCCGTTCTCGTTCATCCACGGCTTCATTGCCTGGGGCGATGGTGAAGTGTTGGGCGAAAAGATGGCGTCAGTATCAGAGCCATTACCTGAAATGTCTGAAGCACCTCCTGCCGCGAAACGTGGCTGGGAAACACAAGTAGGCACAAGTCTTAAGTGCTTAACGGGTGAAGACAAAGGGCTTGAATCGCGTTTTGCAACAACCTCAGTTGGGGGTAAAAAAGCAGTACAAGAACTTGCCGTGGCAATTGCTACACAAGTCGACCTTGACCCTACTAAGCCTGTACCTGTGATTAAGTTAGGTAAGTCACATTACTTGCACAAATCTTATGGCCGTATCTATACGCCTGTATTTGAGATTTTAGATTGGGTATCAATGGATGGTGAAGCGCCTAAAGTTGAGTCAGTAGAAGCACAAATTGAAGCAGAAACTGAAGCATACGAAGAAGCGTCACAGCCAGCACGTCGTCGTCGCGCTGCCACAGCGTAACGTTTAGGGGGTGGTTAGGTAGACGTTCGAGGATGTTGCAAGCGCACAGTTTTTCTACCTTCCGGTGCGTATTCGTTAGCAACCAAATCGACACCCCCGCCTTTACGGTAAAACAAAAATGATTCTTTGGATTGACTTTGAAACCCGTAGCCGATGCGATTTACGCGCACACGGTGTTTACAACTACGCCCAAGACGCAAGCACTGATGTGTTGTGCATGAGCTATGCGTTTGACGATGGTGAGGTGCAAACGTGGCTACCCGACCAACCTTTCCCCGACGCAGTACGCAACCATACGGGATTGATCTACGCCCACAACGCCGCCTTTGAGCGGTTAATTTTTTGGTATGTGTTGCAGATTGATTTTAAGCTAGAGCAGTTCTACTGCACAGCTACCCAAGCTCGTGCCAACTGCGCGCCTGGTGGCTTAGAAGATGTTGGGCGATTTGCGAGCAGCAACATGAGAAAAGACCACAGAGGCGCTCAATTGATACGTCTGCTGTCGATACCTCAGAGTGATGGTACATTTAGGCATGACTCTGCACTCATGGCCGAGATGGTGGCTTATTGTGAGCAAGATGTCAAAGTCATGCGAGCCGTGTCAACTGCGATGCGCCCGTTATCAAAAATTGAGTTGGCTGACTATCACGTCAACGAACGAATTAACGACCGTGGTATTTTAATTGACACAGCACTTTGCAAGGCCGCGGTCGAATACGCAAGCGATGAGCTAGGCGAAATTCAATCATTAGTTGACGAGCTAACCGAAGGCGCTGTTAAGTCGGTTAGAAGCCCTACCATGCGTGACTGGGTATTTGAGCGTGTGGGCGAGCAGGGTAAGAAGCTCATGACAACATACAAAGATGACGTTAAAAAGTACAGTATTGATAAAACCGTTCGAGCCAACTTATTAGTGTTAGCTGAGGAAAACAATGAAGAAATACCATCCATCGTTGCAGACGTTATACAATGCGCCGATGATCTATGGGCGTCGTCGGTTGCGAAGTTCAGCCGCTTGGCGGGCCTTGCCGATCACGAAGATCATAGAGTTAGAGGCGCGTTTGTATTCGCTGGAGGCGCAGCTACGGGACGCGCATCAAGCTATGGCGCGCAAGTACACAACTTTACTCGTAAGTGCGCCACCGACCCTGATGCAGTAAGGCAAGCTATGGTTCGTGGTCACGCGATTGTGCCTAAGTTCGGGCGCCGTGTGACTGATGTACTCAAGGGTATGCTTCGCCCAGCTATGATCCTAAAGGCAGGCCATGTGTTTGTAGTAGCCGACTGGTCTGCTATTGAAGGGCGTGTACACCCGTGGTTAGCTAACACCCGTGACGGTGAAGTTAAACTTGATGTTTTCCGTAGTGGTCTTGACCCCTACAAAGTTAACGCGAGCGCTACCTTTCATGTTGCATACGATGATGTGACAGGCGAACAGCGTCAAGTCGGCAAGGTGCAAGAATTAGCACTTGGCTTTCTAGGCGGTGCGGGTGCCTTTGAGATGTTCGGTCGAGTGTACGGTGTGCGAATGTCGGAGGCCGAGATTAAGCGCGCTGTCAACGGCTGGCGTCGTGCTAATCCGTGGGCGATGGAACACGGGCAAAAGCTAGAGAACGCGTATACAAAAGCTGTACGTAACCCCAGTATCGAATTTAGTGCAGGTCGTGTAACATACATGTTCGACGGTCTGCACTTATGGTACGCGCTCCCCTCTGGGCGTGTACTTTGCTACCCTTACGCTAAATTGGAACCTGATGGACTCTCGTACGCAAAAGCCGCTTGGAAACCCGCAGCCGATGCGACCGAATGGCCTCGCGCAAGATTGTGGCGCGGTTTGGCTTGCGAGAACATCACCCAAGCCTCAGCCAATGACATACTACGGTATGCCCTACGTGAATTGGATGCACGACAATTGGATGCAGTCCTACATGTGCATGACGAAATTGTGGTTGAGTGCCCTAAACAAGACGCTGACGATGTACAAGCTACCATGAGCGAGATCATGTGTACTGCGCCCGACTGGGCGACTGGCTTACCATTAGCCATAGATATTAAAGTAATGGAAAGATACGGTAAATAAATAAAAAACCCATACAGTTGAGGGAACTGTACGGGCAACGTTCACACTTGGAGACATAACTTAATGAACACCTCAATTATACCTAATCAGCGAGATTTTGTAGATTTTTTGTTAAATTTAGCGCCTGAAGGTGAAACTTTGTTGGTTGTTCGGCAAAAACCACAGCTAAAAGACCGTGAAATACAGCTTCACGCTGATGGTGCAGTCAAATGCACATGGCCAGCTTTCTTACCGACAGCTAAACTGCAACCTGATTGGGCAGTCTACGCTAACACGGCTTCATTTATCATTGATCGTTTTACCGAGGGCAAACCTTCAGCCGCGAGTGCCAACTGCGAGTACGTGTTGTGCATGGTACTTGATGATGTGGGCGACCCTGACAAGGCGCCCAACTTGCCCCCCTTAGCGCCTACTTGGAAAATGGAAACGTCGGCTGGTTCATACCAATGGGGTTACGTCTTTAGCGATCAGCCAACTAAGGCCAAGTTTAGCGCTGCCATTCGTGCAATTGCCGATGCGGGCTATACCGACCCTGGTGCTTGTAACCCAGTACGTAATTTTAGACTGCCAGGGTCGGTTAACTTAAAGCCGAACAAAGACCGTTTTGCTTCGCAAATGATCGAGTTTGACGCCAGTTTAGAGTATTCACTCGATGACATTTGCACAGCGTTTAACGTCACCCCAGCCCAAGATACAACAAGCGAGTACAAGCCCATTCGTGTGGCCGATGATAACGGTGATGATATTGTCGAGTGGCTATCTACAAACGGTATGGTCTTATCTAAGCCTAATTCGCAGGGCTGGATGGGTATCACTTGCCCAAACAGCGCCGAGCATACCGATGGCAACCCAGAGGGGCGCTATAACCCCGCAACGCGTGGCTTTTGTTGCTTGCATTCGCATTGCGTAGATTTTGACAGCTCAATTTTTTTGCAATGGGTAGCTGACCAAGGCGGGCCTAAACATGAACAGGGTTTGCGTGATGAGTTACTCGCACAAATACATAGCAACACCCTATCTAAATTAACCCCGAACGCGTCTTACCCTGACTCAGCAGCGCAAGTTGTGGCTGAAGTCGAACGTCGGGAAGCTGGGCGAATCGAGAAGGCTGACTGGTATACAAGGTTTGCGTACATTCAAAATGATGATGCTTACTTTGATCTAGAAACGCGGGGTGAAATCAGCCGTGGTACGTTTAACGCTTTATTCCGTCATATCCGTTGCGTGTCGATTCACAATGGCCGCAAGATTGAAGCATCAACCTGTTTTGATGAAAACAGACAAAAATATGGCGCACCGGCTATTAGTTCAGTTACCTATGCAGCAGGCGAGTCAATTCTATGCACCCGTGATGGTGAAGTGTACGGCAACCGATGGCGTGACGCGCGCCCCGTCATACCGTCGGGCACCCGTACAACCGATATAGGGGTATGGCTTGCCCATTGCCAGCGCTTAGTGCCTGAGCCAGTCGAGCTTGAACATATATTTAATGTCATGGCCTGCAAATTGCAACGCCCGAACGTTAAGATTAACCATGCTGTACTGCATGGTGGTACCCAAGGTTGTGGTAAAGACACCATGTACGCGCCATTTATATGGGCAGTGTGTGGTGAGTTCGGGCGCAATAAGGGTTTGCTTGACGGTGATTCACTTAGTGGCCAATGGGGCTACCAGTTAGAGTCTGAAATACTTATACTTAACGAGTTGCGTGAACCTGATGCCCGTGATAGACGTGCTATGGCTAACCGCTTGAAGCCCATTATTGCTGCACCCCCTGATATGTTACCCATCAACAGAAAAGGCTTGCACCCGTACATGATGCTTAATAGGCTCATGGTTCTAGCGTTTTCAAACGATCCCGTGCCTATTGTTTTAGATTCAAGTGATAGGCGCTGGTTTGCCGTGTGGTCTAACGTGCCTAGATTAGACACTGAACGCGCGACAGCCCTATGGTCTTACTACCATTCGGGCGGGTTTGAAGCAATCGCGCAATGGTTATATGAACGTGACATTAGCGCGTTTAACCCAAGTGCTACACCCCTTATGACCGAATACAAACACACCATGATCAGTAACGGCTTGAGCTCTACTGAAGAGTATTTGATTGACCTGATAACCCGTGAAGCGGGCGAGTTTAGCAAGGGTGTAATTGGCGCACCGTTTCATGCCCTTAGGGATAAATTACTAGCCGGCGCGCCTATAGGGGTTAAGATACCCCAGGGGGCTTTACTTCACGCGTTAACCGAAGCGGGCTGGCATAACTTAGGCCGTGTTTCATCACGTAGACACCCCTCTAAAAAACAGGTCTTTATTAGTCCTAATATGAGATCTAAAAATTACAGCTACAGCGATTTGCGCGACATGATCGAGATAGATTACAGCCCTAGTAAAGTAGTAGCAATTAGGTAAAAAAAAACCCGCTGTATGCGGGTTTTTTTATGAGGTTAAGGGTAGCGTGTCAGTAATCGAAAAACACGCATAGAGCGATCACGGCTAAAGTTATGATTACAACAATCATCTGATTGTAGCCATAACACGTTGATGCCGTTCGTCATTAAATTCTATTAACGTGTCGATGATAAGCGAATGTATACGTAGGATCTCAATCTTAAGGTCAACCCCTCTGAAATAACTTTCGAACGGTTCCTTGGGTACCAAATCACCGATTAGATCACCGTGACTAATGCTTGACGGTATCATGTTTAAGATCTCGTTATACGTCATATCATCAGGGTATCTAGCGAAGACAATATCTAATGTTGCCCGCTCTGCGTGTGTCAAGTTGTTCATTCTGTAATCTCCATTATTCTAAAATCGCTCATGTTGTACCGCTCAATAAAACCGCTCTCGACGTCTTCGGTAAGTTCGTTATAATGATTATTTAGAGCTTTTAGGGCTTCATCATATGATGCGAACGTAACCGGCGCGTCGGTATCATCGCGCCAAGTGTTGACCCAGCCGTCGCATAGCGTGAAGTGTTCAATCTGATAGCGCATGATTTGCCCCTTGCACGACTGTTTTAAACGCCGTTACAGCGTTGGCTAATGTTTGCGCGTCTTTTTCCCATTGCTCTATCATAAAACCACTGGCATTATCTTGGATAAAATAGTTGGCTAAGGTTAGGCCGCTCTCAATGGCCTGTAATTGTGCTTTAGTAATTAAATAGCTTTTCATGTCATTACGCCTTTAAATGTTTAATTTCAGTTGAATAACCATGTTTATTTGTTACAAAGACCTGAACAGTATTCCCGCCCATGTCTTTGGCATTGTTTAACATATTGTTCCAATCAACAAAATTCAAAGCTATTGCAAACTTGTTTAGAGCTTGTTTGATGTTCCGCGCCGCAATATGATCGAGTGCGACCCCTTGCGCTTCAAAGTGATAGGTTTTCATGATGTTTTACCTTTTAAAATTTCGTTTAAATAACTAATAACTTTTTCGGCCTGAAATTCGTTCGCGTCTGGATCCTCTAGCAGCGCTAACGCGCGCTCACACCCAAGCCTATAGGCGCCATACTCTGCTAGTATTTTCAACATATCATCACTCATTTTATGTTCTCCAAATTGTTAATCGTTTCTATAAAAACGTCATCATAGCCATCTAATATGTATTGATCGGCCAATTTTTGCGCCTGTTCTATATTTAAATGGCTGTCGTTTACTTCAACGCCGCCAACCCATACAGTAAAATTTTCGTTCATGTTGCAGCCCCCACTGATAAACCCGTGATTCGGTAAAATTTTCCTGATTTGTTCATAACGTCAATTGTGCCGTATTCGTAAACACGAATAACTTTAAACAATTCACGATTAGAACCATATAGTATGTAATCGCCCTCTTTCATTTTAATTTCCTTTAAATGGCCGGCGCTACACTGAGCGCCGGCCTGAATGGTTTAAGCCAAGCGGGTTAAAAACTTAGCAGGGGCGCTAGTTGGTGTCCAGTTAATTTTGCTCTCTGTTCTAATTGGCATTGCTACACCTATAAATAAGTCATCAATATTTAAACTGATCAGCGCAGCGTTGTCACCGTTAAACCCGATTTGAGGCATACACGCGCCATTGCCTATGTCTTTACGCGCCTTCATAAATTTAGTGATCAGGTCTGGGTTAAATTGAGCGGCTTCACCTGATAATGTTTTCGGTATGATTCGCATGTAATCAGGGAAGGTCTCAAGGCCCGCAGTTTTAAAATTGATCGACATTCCCCCGTAGACGCTGATCACGCCCCCAATTAGCTTAGGCTCATCACCGTCTTTCACCGGCGGGGCATATTCGGGTATTAGTGTGCACTCATCAGCGCCCCTCACGGCCTTGAGGGTCTTAATGATGTCGGTAGGAACAGACAGCGCTATAGACTGGGTATTAAGTGTATTTTGCTCTAATCGCTCATAGACGCCTGCTACGTGCCCATCAGTCGCAAGTAGGCGTGTAGCGGTTGCCGTAGCTTCGATTCGCACCACGTTTATGTACGCTCTAATATCTCTGTCACCGGCTAAGTGCGCGACACCTTTAAGGGCTGAAAACGCGAAATTGATTTTTTGAATTGGGTTTGTCATTTTAGATTACCTTTAATTTTAGTTTATTAAGTAGGCCAGCTGGCCACGGGTTTACAGCGATAAAACAAATACAGCGAAAATATACAGGCCGGCCACGCCTGCGACAGCGCCTGCGATTAGGCTTAACGCGCTCGGGGTTTGCGCGCGGTTTAGGTCTTTAAACGTTTGATCATATTTTGACATTATGTTTTCCTAAGACTTAGTGAGTATTTGACAAGGTAACTGCTAACTAGATACCAGTGTAATGTATTTTATAGCACTTGTCAAACAATTTATTGCAATTATTGTGTTGTCATTTTGTAGTCATTTATTTTGGCAAAATGACTACACGTAGAAGCAACAACCGCGGGGCTTTGCGGGCTTTGTAGTCATGTAGTCATTATTTTAGTTATATATTTGATTTTAATATTACTACTGTATAGGTATACAGTAGTTTATTAGTGGGGCACGCAAACCACGTCGCACAGCCGTGAATTTTTGCAAAAAACCTCAAAAAATGACTACAAAATGAAAAACAGGCTTAAGAGCCACTGTTTATGCGACTTTTCGCGTAGTCATTTTTAAATCTAAAATGACAACAAAATGACCTACATTTTGAGACCCGCGTAAACAGGGGCTCTTAAGCCTACTTCAATTAAGCAAAATGACAACATAAATGACTACACAATAGAATTTCATATAATGTTATTAGCTAAAAGCCATACGGCAAATACTCACTAAGTCTTAGGAATACTCACTAAGTCTTAGGAACATAAATACTAAGACTTAGTGAGTATTGGCACTAAGACTTAGTGAGTACTGTACATTCATACAGCACTAAGACTTAGTGAGTACTGGCACTAAGACTTAGTGAGTACTGTATGTTTATACAGCACTAAGTTTTGCTTAGAGCTATGCTGCTTGGAATTGTGCAGCGCAATATTTATACCCCCCCCCAGGGCCTGGGTGGTGGTGGGTGTGTGCCAGCACCGTTCGCAAACAATTTTTATTTTTTTATAAAACGGCTAACAGCAAAAACTTTTTATTTTTTTTATAAAACGGCTAACAGCAAACAAGCTACCAACTAAAAATAAAATGACAACATGACAACATAACCTACACAAGGTAGAATTAGCGCATGATGCAATCATTCTTATTTGAGCCACGAAAAGTCCAAGCGACTGAGGCGCGCTTAAAAGCTATATTTGAAGCAGCGCGATTAGGTTTGCGTGGGGACACGTTAGCGTTAGCTGCGGGCATGATGCCGTCTGAGTACAGGCAATTGTGCCAAATGGATCCTGTAGCTGAGATGGCAGAAGCGCAAGGACGCGCATACAGCGAGATGCAAGCGGCAACGATTGTAGATAAAGCCATTGCCGAAGGTGACGCTAAGATGGCGCTTGATAAATTAAAACACCGCCACGACTGGCAAGCCGCGCAACGCGTGCAGATTGACGTCACTCAACAGATCAGTATTGTTGACGCAATGGCGTTGGCAGACAAATGCGTTGCGCAGGGGTTGGAGTACAACGACCCCGTGCAAGACGCCCCCTTTAAAATGATAGCTAAAGAAGACACACGTGCAAGAGATTAGATACTCAGCCCAAGAAGAAATGGCGCTAATGAGTAGGCTATGGTCGCCTGCTATAAAAAACGACCCGTTAGCGTTTGTGCTGTTCACGTTTCCGTGGGGGCAAAAGGGCACACCGCTTGAGCACTTTACAGGCCCACGCAAATGGCAACGAGAAGTGCTACGCGATATAGCCCAACATATTAAAGAGAACAACGGCAAGATTGACTTTAACACCTTGCGCTTGGCGGTAGCCAGTGGGCGGGGTATTGGCAAGTCGGCATTGGTAAGCTGGATAGTGCTGTGGTTTATGTCTACTCGCGTTGGTGGCACGGGTATCGTGTCGGCTAACTCAGAAAGTCAGTTGCGAAGTGTGACGTGGGCTGAAATTACTAAATGGCTGTCGATGTCTATAAACAGCTATTGGTGGGAGATTAGCGCAACAAGAGTGGCCCCCGCTAAATGGTTGGCTGAATTAGTTGAGCGCGACTTAAAGAAAGGCACGCGCTACTGGTCGCTAGAAGGCAGATTGTGGTCAGCAGAGAACCCCGATGCGTTTGCAGGTGTGCATAACTATGATGGCGTGATGTTGGTCTTTGACGAAGCATCAGGTATAGATGACTCTATCTGGGGTGTATCAAGCGGGTTCTTTACGGAGAACACACCGAATCGTTTTTGGTTGGCGTTCTCTAACCCCAGGCGTAACAGCGGGTACTTTTACGAATGCTTTAACGCCAAGCGTGACTTTTGGGTGACTAAGCAGATTGACGCAAGAACGGTTGAGGGTACGGATAAGAACGTGTATGAGCAGATTATTGCTGAGTATGGGGCTGATTCGTACCAAGCGCACGTAGAGGTCTTTGGCTCATTCCCAAGCGAAGGCGATGATCAGTTCATACCTAGCCTAGTGGTGGATGAAGCGATGGAGCGCCCCCTGTATAAAGATTTATCAGCCCCGATTGTGATTGGTGTTGACCCTGCACGGTTTGGTGCAGACGCAACCGTTATTGCGGTTAGGCGTGGCCGCGACATTATTGACATCCGTAAGTTCAGGGGTGACGATACGATGACAGTGGTTGGCCACGTCATTGAAGCCATAGAAGAATACAAGCCTGCGTTGGTTGTGATTGACGAAGGTGGGGTAGGCGGTGGGATCGTAGACAGGCTCAAAGAGCAACGCTATAAGATTCGCGGGGTTAACTTTGGCAGTAAGAGTAAGACACCACTCATGTACGGCAACTTGCGAGCCGAGATGTGGGGCAAGATGAAGGACTGGCTAAAGACGGCAAGCATACCGCAAGAGCGGGTGCTCAAGACAGATTTAATTAGCCCTATGATGAAACCTGATTCTAAGGGTACAATCTTTTTAGAGTCAAAAAAAGACATGAAAGCGCGTGGCTTAGCCTCGCCTGATGCAGCCGATGCGATATGCGTGACATTTGCTTTTCCTGTGGCGCATCGTGAGTATAATGAAGCAGCACACAGAACACGACCTAACTTTCAAAACAGCAACAGCGTTGCAACTGGATGGATGGCATTTTAAATGACTAAGAAACCTGGGCTTTACGCAAATATTAACGCCAAGCAAGAGCGCATCAAAGCAGGAAGCGGCGAAAAAATGAACAAAGTGGGCAGTAAGAACGCGCCCACAGCTAAAGACTTTAAAGATTCGGCTAAAACGGCTAAGAAAAAATGATTCGACCCTTGCATAACCACGTCTTAGTCAAAGAAAACGCGCCAATCCCCCACCCGTTCTTGGTGTTGCCTTTAGAAGACACTTTAACGGGTACGGTTGTGGCTACTGGGCCAGGTAAAAGGCTACCAAACGGTAAATTACGGCCTATATTGGTGTCAGTAGGTGACAAAGTCAGGTTTAGCGGTACAATCGACGCAATGATTGATGGTTTTGCATTAATGCAAGATAAAGACATTATTGGACTAGTCGATGAGCAATGAGAGCGACAATAAAGACCTTCTAGCCACAATGCGTAGCCGACTCACGTTGGCTATTTCTGCTTATGGCAGTTCACGTAACGATGAGCTAGATGATTTGCGCTTTATGGCGGGTAGCCCAGATAATCAATGGCAATGGCCTTCTGATGTATTATCCACACGTGGCTCGGTGCAAGGGCAGACTATTGGCGCACGGCCTTGTTTAACCATTAACAAGTTGCCACAACACGTCAACCAAATTACAAACGACCAACGTCAGAATCGCCCGTCAGGTAAGGTAATTCCTGCCAATGATGAAGCCGATGTTGAGATGGCGGACATATTTGACGGCATAGTGCGTCACATTGAGTATATGTCAGACGCTGATGTGGCGTATGACACAGCGTGTCAGAATCAAGTTACTTATGGCGAAGGGTACATCCGCATATTGACTGAGTACTGTGACGAAAATTCGTTTGACCAAGATTTAAGGATTGGGCGCATACGCAATAGCTTTAGCGTTTACATGGATCCTATGATACAAGACCCTTGCGGGGCGGATGCGCAATGGTGTTTTATTACAGAAGACCTATCTAGGGCAGAGTACGAACGGGCTTACCCCGATGCCATGCCTGTGTCGTCTATTCAGCAACAAGGCGTGGGCGATCAAGCGGTTAGCCAATGGTTAGCCGATAACACGGTTAGAATTGCCGAATACTTTTACCATAAGTACGAAAAAGCAGTTTTAAACCTTTATGCTGGTGAAATCACCGCATTTAAAGGCTCAAAAGAAGATAAGCAACTGGCTCAGATGGGCTACACGCCTATTCGCAAGCGTGACGTAGATCGTAAGAAAGTCATGTGGATTAAAACCAATGGCTATGAAATACTTCAAGAACAAGAGTGGGCAGGCAAGTGGATTCCTGTTGTCCGCGTTATCGGTAATGAGTTTGAAGTAGACGGACAGATTTACGTATCAGGTATTGTGCGTAACGCTAAAGATGCACAGCGTATGTACAACTACTGGGTCAGTCAAGAAGCTGAGATGCTGGCGTTAGCGCCTAAAGCACCATTTATTGGCTACGGTGGGCAGTTTGAAGGGTACGAGCATCAATGGAAAACAGCTAACACGACCAATTGGCCGTATTTAGAAGTTAACCCCGATGTGACCGATGGTGCAGGTGGCGTATTGCCCTTACCACAACGTGCCCCGCCCCCATTGCCGCAAACGGGCTTAATTCAAGCCAAGATGGGCGCTAGTGACGATATTAAATCGACTACAGGGCAATATGACTCAAGCCTTGGGCAAACGTCTAATGAGCGTTCTGGTCGGGCTATTTTGGCTCGCGAACGTCAAGGTGATGTAGGCACGTACCATTACGTTGACAACTTGGCTCGCGCTATCCGTTACGTGACCCGTCAATTGGTTGACATTATCCCCAAGATTTACGACACCCGCCGTATTGCTCGCATCATTGGCGTGGATGGTGAAACTGACATGGCTAAGATTGACCCCATGCAGGCAGAACCCGTCAAAAAGATTGTTGATGAAAACGGCATAGTCATTGAGAAAATATACAACCCAAGCGTGGGTAAGTATGACGTGGTTGTGACTACTGGCCCAAGCTACATGACTAAGCGTCAAGAAGCTATGGAAGGCATGGCTCAGATTCTGCAAGGCAACCCGAACCTTTGGGCAGTGGCTGGCGACTTGTTTGTTAAAAACATGGATTGGCCAGGTGCTGAAGAAATGGCAGAACGTTTACGCAAAACCATTGACCCTAAAGTATTGGCTGACCAAGACGAAGACCCAGCATTGCAAGCTGCTCAACAACAGATGCAAGCGATGGGGCAAGAAATGGATCAGATGCACCAGATGTTGCAAAATGTTAGCCAATCAATGGAAGCTCAAAAGCTCAAGATTGACGAATACAATGCGGAAACTAAGCGTATCTCTGCTGTGGCTTCAGGCATGAACCCCGAGCAAGTGCAAGAGGTTGTCATGCAAACGTTACGCGATGTGATGACCGCAGGTGATATGGTATCCGCACAACAAGCCCCTGAAATGCCTATAATGCCCGGGCAAATGCAAGAAATGCAACAAATGCAAGAAATGCAACCGATGCCTGAGCAAATGCCACAACAAGGACAAATGTTATGAAGTGTTCGGATTTCATAGGTACGTTGTTTTTGGCTCGCGATGTCACGCATAGCGTTCATTTGAACACCCGCAGTTATTCTAAACATAAAA